GATCGCGTCGTCGGACGCCGCGATCCGGTTTCCGTGCTCGTCGCACAGGAGCAGGCTGGCGAGCTTGGCCCTCCATTTGGCAGGCTTGCCCTGGTTCGCGTTGCAGAAGATTTCCCACTCGTCGCGGACGTCTGCCGTCGGATCGAGCAGGTAAACTTCGTTCTTCCAGGCCTTGATGTGAACCTTGAACGGAGGCCGCAGGTCCGCCAGGGCGAGAATGTCGTCAAGCGAGGAGAGGGCCATCAGTTGTACCCCGTAAGTTGGAAGGTAAGAGTCGACTCGACGAGCTCTCCGACCTGCGTCGGAAGATCGACATCGGCGAGGTAGGCGGTCTTCGTCAGCGTGGTCCCTGCCACTGACACGGACAGGGTGGCGATCGTTCCGATGTCTGCCCGCGAGTACGGGGCCACGCCCCACACGCGAACTGAAACCTCTCCCGGCTCGATCATGGCCGGCTCTATGCGGCGAATTACGCGAGAGTTCCCGCCGCTTCCGACGACGACCGAGCCGATCGACGTGAAGTCGACCGGGCTCGCGCAGGAAAATTTTTGGCCGAGCGCTTTCACCTTTCCGACGGAGACCCCGCCGAAGGTTACGGTCGCACCCTGGGCAGACGTGATCGACACGGGCTCACCCCGTGATCGTGAACGACGCCGTCCCCATGAGCAGCTCGCCGACGGCCGCGGTGGCCTCGTAGTCCGTGCAGATCGCGTTGCCGCTAATCCCCAGCGTCGAGCAGGAGATCGCGTGCGACGCGGTCATGTCGGGCTGCTGTAGCCCAAAGAACTCGCAAGAAATCACGGAACCGTGCGCCAGCGGCGATACCTGAAGTTTGCGAACCGCGCCGTCCGTGAGCGACAGGTCTGACACGTCCACAACCTCGCGAGTCACTTTGGTTTTGACGTTCTTCGCCTGGAACGTGACAGCGTTGAACGTGAACGCGGCACCCTGTGACGATGCAACGGCGGTCATGAATTACTCCTGAGAGTGTGCGGGAATCGGAACGTGCCGTGCCGTTGATTGTCAGGTCCGCGTCTTGCCCGCTGAAGTTGCCAGGATCATTCCGTCCAGCGGACGGAATAGGATTGCGAGACGACGTACAGCGGGGCGTCGTGTCCCTCGAACAGGATGGGATCGCCGTCCGCCTCATCCATCAGGAAGCAGGCCTCGATCGTGACGCCTGCCGCTGTGCCGGCGTATCGGTGGCAGGCCGCCCGGATCGCATCAGCGACGGCCCAGCCGGCCAGATACCCAGGGTGGAAGATCTCCACGGTAAACGACGCGACCGGCGAGACGTAGTCGGCCGCCGGGGTCTCCGACAGCAAGTCCCCGAGCACCAGCTCGCGGCTGGTGCCGCCTCGGTCGTAGATCACGAACGGCGCGACAGCGTCCTCTGGGGCGTCCTTCGGGTAGACCGGGATCCCGCTTGCCGTCTCGATCGCGGATTTCAGCCACGTTTGTGGAACTGCCATAGTCTCCCGATCGTATTTGCCAGTGCTGAACCGCTGAAGTTATTTGGCGGCCTTGGCGGCGGCACGCTCCAGGGCGTCGGCCATCTGGGCGCAGATGGCTCCGAGGATGGCTTGGCCGTTTGAAGAAAGAGTTGCGGCAAGCATCCCGCGGGCTGGCATCCGCCCGCATTTACGCTTCGTCTTTTTCTGGACACGCTGACCAGTGCCGTTCTCGACGAGCGTCGAGTGGCCGCCCTTCTGGTTCTTCTTCTTGCCGCCTTTTCCAAACCCGACAATTCCAACGGCCGCACCGCTGGCCGACTTGTCATAGAACTTCGTGATCGCCTTCACGCTGCGGCGAAGGTTCCCGGTCGGCCCCTTTGGGGTGGCCGACTTCAGGGCTGGCACAAATGGCTTAATGGCCCTGGACATTCCGGACCGCAGATATCGCTTTGCGATCACCGGCGGTAGTGTTTTGAACGCTCCCATCATCGCAGAAAGATCACGCTTAACCTCGTCGGAGTTGTGCCGAAACGCGATGAGCGTTGTCACGTCACGGCCTCCTCGCACACGAGCTCGTGTTCCTCAAAGACGCCACGCTCCAGGAACGACGAGATCCCCAGGATCTTCCCGCCGCGGCTGTCCCAGCGGAGCCGCATCGCCGCCGTGAGCCCCTTCACGTAACGCATCCGGACGCTGTACTGTGTGCCGTTCCGTTGACTCTTGCGCGGCTGCTCGATGTAAGTCTCGGCGAGGATCTCGGCTCGCCTGGTGGCGTACGTCGTCCAGGTCTGGACCGGAGCGCCTGACTGGTCCCGGCTTCCGACCGGGGCCTGGATCGTGACGGTCTCTCGGAGGATCCCGGCTGGGAGCGGCATCAGTACACCCCCGAGACCGACTCGCTCGCGAGGAGCGTCTCGAAAGCCATCGGCAGCTCGTTGACGCTCTCGGACGTCACGGCCTCGCGGTGGACGTACAGGTGTCCCACGTAGAGCAGGATGGCCGCCCGGAGCTGCGGGGCGATGGGCTGGTTCACGCCAGGCCCGGCCCAGTACGTGATCGTGAGCTTCCCGGCGGCCGGGACGGACGGCATCGCCGAGAACCGCACCGTCCCCGGCGCGGAGTCCGTGTCTACCACATAGGTCGACGGGTCCACCGTCACGCCGTCAACTGCGACCGTGAGCGGGTGCGACCCGTCGACCAGGAGCGGCGTGCCGGGGAGCTGGAACACTGGCTCGACAAGCCCGAGGGCCGACCGGTACTGGGTCGACATGATCGACAGGCTAGGCATGAACGAGGCCGCCAGCCTCCAATCGACAGGGGGCTCCTCGTTGTCGTAGGTGGCCCGTAGTTGGGTCTGTGCCAGGGCTACCCCGAGACGCCGCTCTACGAGCCGGCGGGCGGCCGATATGAGGCCGACCAGGAACTGGTCGTCGTCCGTCTGGTCAGGGAGGAGGCGGACCTGGGACTTCGCCTCCGTGAGCGAGACCGGCTCGACGGTTGGATAGGTCACGACGGCGACCGAGCGGAGACGCATGGCGGCGTGCCTCAGACCTTCTTCGTGGCGGTCCTCACGGCGACGGGCTTCTCGACGGCACGCTCCACCTTGGGCGCGCTATCGTCGACCGCGACACCCTGCTCCAGCAGGGCGGCCGCGTAGGTGTTCGAGCACTCGATCACGTCGCCGGCCTGGTGGCCGCCGTGGTCGCTCGTGAATCGCATGGAGGGCATGTGGGAGCTCCGGATAGAGGCAGACCCCGGGGGCGACAGGTCGCCACCCCCGGGGTCCGTCAGGTCGTCGTCGCCGATCAGGAAGCGGCCTTGATCAGGGCGGCACAGTACTCGGGGGCGTGGTTCGAGATACCGACCCGCTGGATCCCCGCGTAGAGGGTCTGGTTGTTGCGGATCAGCAGCTCGCGGGCCGCGGTGATCTGGAGGCCCGAGGCCTTCATCGCCACCGCGGTCGTGAACTTGAAGTCGCCGTAGAGGCCGAGCACGTTCGACGGCAGGCCCTTCACCTTGAACACCGGCGTGCCCCACACCGTGGGAACCGGGGTCGTGCCGCCGAAGACCATCGTTCCGATCTGGCCGGCGGCGATGTTGAACAGCTCGCCCCAGCCGGCGGCCGACACAAGCCAGCAGGTCTCGGGCACGAACGGGTCGATCTTCGCGATCACGTCGGCCAGGTTGGCGGCGGTCGTGTGGGCGTTCGCCGCGACCGTCACCTTGTTCCCGGACGAAACCCCCGCGTAAAGGCCGCCGATGTTTACGCCGCTGGCGGCGTCGCCCGACAGCCAGGCGTTGTCGATCTTCACGGCGTAGGCCAGGGCGAGACGCTCGGCCACCAGGGCCGCGACGTCCACCGGGCTGTCGTCAATCAGGGAGTTGCCCACGGCGACCGAGGCCCGCATCTCCAGCACGTTCACCGTCACGCCGCTCGTGGCGATGTCCTGGTCGGTCGTGGCGGTGCCGTCGGTCACGAACGACGCGGTGGCGTCGCCGACCTTCGGCAGGGTGATCCGGTTCGTCAGGGCGTTGAACACGCTCGCGACCTGCATCGCGACCGACGAGTACTTGATCCGGTTGATCACCGCACCGTAGAGCTCGATCGGCACGTATTCCGAACCCTTGCCGTCGAACGCGGTGGAGGTCTCACCCAGCGCCCGGTAGTTCACGCCGTCGCGGAGGCCGCGGAGGAACTGGCCGGCCTTCTCGGCACCGGCACGATCCTCGAAGGCGCGGAAGTTCGACAGGCTCGGCAGCACCTCGCGGGTTGCCGGCTTCTCGACCGCCGCGCGGCTGTCGCAGTCGGCGGCCACCGTCTGCCGCAGGTTGCGGACCTGCGCGTCCAGCTTCTGCTCCCGCTCGATCGCCGGCAGGATCTGCTCGGCCCGCTTCGCCAGTTCGTCGATCCGCTCGTCGCGGGCCGCGCCCTCGGCGTCGTCCGACGGGGTCAGAGCCCGGAGGGCTTCGAGGTCGTTGGCGATCTTGGCGGACTCGTCCTGGAGCTGGCGGAGGCGGTTCATTCGTGCGGCCCTTGTACGTGTGTGGTGACGGTCAACACGCACACGATGCCACACGGCCCCCAGCCGCTGAAGTTATTTCGGGGCGGTTTGTTTGTAACTTACAAAAGACGCTAGCGGCTCTCGGCCATGCTCGCGCGAGCAGCAGACACGGCGGCGGCGGCCTTCGGCGGCTCGGCCTCGATCGCCACAGGATCGGCCGACAGCCACACGAGCAGCGACACAAGCCAGTTCCAGATCGCGATCATTTAGGCCCCCGTGTACCAGCGGTAGCCGAACAGGCACACCAGCGCGCCGATGACCGAGAACACAACACCGGCCGGGTGGTAGCCGTTGCCGGTCAGGATCGCGGCGATCATTCCGCCAACGATCGACCCGGCGATTCCCAGGGCGATCGTCTCCCAGCCTGGCGTCGGCCGGTCGACCGGCATAAGCCATTGCGCCACGTTGCCAACGATCCACCCGTACACAACCCACATGACGAGCGTCAGCATCACCAGCCCTCCGCGTGTGAGATCTCATTCGGGCCACGTTGGCGGATGTGCTGCGCCTGGTACTGGGCCGGCGGCTGCTCGGCCGCGAGCATGATCCACAGGCCGGTGCGGGCCAGGCTCGCGAGGAACCGCAGGACCGGCCGGTCGTGACGCGGCGGCGCGAACGGGTTGGGGACCGGGTTCAGTGGCGACGGGCCGCCGAGGCCGCCGGCCCAAAGGCCGATCGCCAGACACAGGGCACAGCACAGGATCACCCGGCTGTCGGTTTTCTTCGCGTCACTTTCCATCGGCGTCGACCTCGGGGCCAGTGGTAAGCCAGTTCGCATGATCGAGATTTCGGTAGGCGAACCCGTCCACGCCGCCGATCGCGAACGAGTCGCCCTGCTTCAGGATCGACTCGATGTCGGCGCGGCTCGCCCAGAACGAGCCGTCGGGCTGG